TTTACCCTTGCCCACGAGTGCGCCCATCAGATTCTCTTCCAACTGGAATCGGAAGAGGTAAAGGCTTCCTGCGAAATGAAATATTCCGCACGGACAGCCTATACGCCGCGAGAGCTGAAAACCCGCGAGGACTGGAACGAGTGGCAAGCAAATGTCTTGGGCGCGGCGATCCTGCTTCCTCAAAAAGAGGTTGACCTGGCAATGCGTCGGTTTGCAGAAACGCCGCTGATCAATTACGAGGGGAGGTATTCGTATGGTGATCACTTAACGCTGCGCCTTTTCTGCCGGTTGTTCGGTGTCTCCAAGACAACGGCGTCTATCCGCCTTCGTCAGCTCGGCTACATGGTAGATCGTCCATTCAGTGAGTATGTTGACCCATTGGAGGTGTGGTAATGAAGAGAGCATCCATTCGGGTTCAGGAACCGACGCCGGAGCTGATCGAAAAAATCCGCAGGGCAAGAGTTGCCATTTCCCAGCAGAAGCCCCGATACCTGAAATGTCCCTATTGTCAGCACAATGCCATTGCTGTCTACGAGGACACGAGAGGTCATGTAGAAGCCAAGTGCAAGAAATGCGGGCGGATCACAGTCTTTGATGTGCTGAACATGAGAAGACTGCGCCCGCGTACCAAGTAAGAACCAGAGGACAAACCTCTGTTCTAAAATAAAATATATGTCATAGCTGAGCTGTGGAGCCGCCTGATAGGTGAAGTCATCCTAATGCCGCATGAGACAGAGTTTAATTACTCTGTTTTATCGGCATGGGATTCAAACCTCACCGTCATGCGGCTCTTTTTCTGTCTTCACCCTTCCCGCTGCTCCCGCGCAGCGGAAAGGATGAACAATGAAAACACCCAAGACCCCTATCGAGTTCGATTACGACCTCTGGACTACGGAGGATGGAAAGTGCATGGTGCGTGTAAAAAGCACCGGAGAAGTGACGGAGGTTGACCGCAAGGTTATGAGAATCCTTCGCGCAGAGGAAAAGCGGATCAGACGCTCGTATGGCTCTGACAACACCTCTGAGGATGAGGACGGCGCAGAGAAAATATCTGATACCGTGCTGTCCCTTGACGCTATGCCGGAGGACGATGTGAAGTCCGCTGCATGGCTGGCAGACTCCCGCGACTGCATGGAGGAACTGATCACCGCTCTCAAAGAGAAGGAGCTTCTTTCCATTCTGACCGAGAAGCAGCGCGAATTGTATCTTGCGATGACCCGTGAAGGACTGACTCTTCGAGAGTTTGCCCGAAGGAAAGGCATCGGCATCAGAGCTGCATTTGACCTCAAAGCAGCGGTGCAGAAAAAATTTCAAAAAATTTTTTGAGCGGTACTCAACAAACGGCAAAAAGATGTCCGTTGTAAAGTGAAAGGGTCAATCAGACCACTTCGCTGTTCCTTGAAAACTGAATAGTTCAGTGCTGCGGATCTTTCCGCTTCTGCGAAGCAACACAGCTTCCGACGCCAAGACCTCCCGAAAGGGAGTGAGCGACCACCGGAGAGCTATAACAGTCGTGTGGTGCGGCTGCTTGCGACGATGCAGATGCCGGGTATAATGATACTTCCGTCTTTTCTTTGAAGGGGCGGCTCGGAGCGATCCTCGGAGGGGTGAGAGTCCCATGATACCGATTGACCATTGGTAGTCCGCAGCATTCCCGGAACTGCAAAGTTCTTCTGGCAGGGGCGCGAGCTGCAAATATGCCGGACAATGAAACAAACCCAAAAGAAACTTACTATATAGTTTCAGGATGAAAACTATGTGGCAGGGTATCTTCACAAGATGCTCTGCCATATCCTTTTGTCCTGAATATTTTCACGAAACAGGAGGTGCTTAGAATATGATGGGCATTGAAACAATGAAAAATGTCAGCCCGAAAACGGTTGACCGAAGCACACTCGTTCAGAGAAGCAGCATCCGGCTTGATCCTGCGGCACCGCGAGAGGACAGGCTGAGGGAGTTCATCAAGCAGATCAGAAATCCTTATTGTTATCTGGACGGGAAGACAGTGGTGAAGATCAGCTTCGCCGAGACGGACACGACAATGGAAGATTGTCTGGAACACTATCTGAGAGGTCTTTGATTTATGAACAGTCTGAATCTTTTCACCCGGTTCTATGGACAAGCGATTGAGCCTGTGGTATAATGAAATCGGTCAAAAAAAGAAGAATACGGATTAAGCCGCTTGCCCTGATGGTCATGTGGCGCTTTCGTGTTTCTCTTCATAAGAGTTGAAGCAAGCCTTCGTCTTTCTGATTTGATGTACCACACCAAACAGAAAAACGGAGGTTATTTTTATGCCAGATAAGGTTTACCGCACGGCGATCTACTGCCGTCTGTCCCGTGAGGATGGAGACAAAGTAGAAAGCAACTCCATCGCCAGTCAGAGAGCTATCTGCGAGGACTATATCGCAAGACATGAGGATTTGGAGCTGGTCTGTGAGCCGTTTGTGGATGACGGTTACAGCGGCGTTTCCTTCAATCGTCCTCAGTTCAAAAAGCTGGAAGAGGCAATCCGCAAGGGTGCGCTTGACTGCATTGTAGTCAAGGATCTCAGCCGCTTCTCAAGAAACTACATCGACGGCGGACGCTACATTGAGAAGATTTTCCCGCAGCTCGGCATTCGCTTCATCGCAATCAATGATGCGTATGACAGTCTGACCGGTGATCCGCAGTCCGACTCCTTTGTTATCCCGTTCAAAAACCTGATTAACGATTCTTACTGCAAGGACATCTCCATGAAAATCCGAAGCAGTCTGGAAGTCAAGCAGAAGAGCGGTGAGTTCGTCGGCTCGTTCGCGCCTTACGGTTACATGAAATCGCCGGAGAACAAAAACCAGCTCATCGTGGATGAAGCGGTCAGCGAATATGTGCAGATGATCTTTTCCATGTACAAGGACGGCTTCTCCATCGGACGTATTGCAAAGCGTCTGAACCAGATGGGCGTCCTGTCCCCAATGGAATACAAGCATTCCGCCGGTGTGAAGTTTGATACCGTCTTCAAGACCGGCGATACCGCAAAATGGACATATAAAGCCGTCCAGCGTATTCTCACCAACGAGGTTTATATCGGCGTTCTGGCTCAGGGCAAGCGAGGCACTCCCAACTACAAAGTCCGCGTCGTGAAAAGCAAGGATGAATCCGAGTGGGTCAAGGTTGAAAATGCGCATGAAGCTCTTGTGTCCTACGAGGACTTCATGGCAGTCAAGGTCATGATGCAGCGGGATATGCGCTGCTCACCCGATCAGGACGAAGCGCATCTGTTTTCCGGCTTCCTGTTCTGCGGAGACTGTCAGCAGCCAATGATCCGCAAGACCGTCCCGTCGAAGACGAAAAAGTATATCTACTACGTCTGCTCCACCAATAAGCACAGCCGGACGTGCAGCCCGCACAGCATCGCCGCAAAAGAGGTTGAGGAAAAGGTCTTCCGTGCCATTCATGACCAGATCGAGCTTGTCATCAATCTGGAACACGCGCTTGCGATGATAGAACGGCTTCCGTCTCAGAGCCGTAAGGCTTTCAATTACGAAGCCCAGATCGTCAAAATCGAGGAAGAGATTGAACGGTACCAAAAGCTCAAGCTGGGGCTTTACGAGAACTTCATCGGCGGCGTCATTGATAAGTCGGAATACTTTGAGTTTCGCAACAGCTACACCAAAATCATTGAGGACAAGCAGGAGGCACTTCTGCGGGTCAAAAAAGAAATGAAGCAGACGGTGACAACCGGCACGACTGAACGAAACTGGGTGACGCTTTTCAAGCAGTATGAAAACGTCGAAGAGCTGAACCGCCGTGTGCTGATGTCGTTGGTTGACCGCATCCTGATTCACGAAAACCATGCAATCGAAATCGTCTTCAAATATAGGGACGAATACCAGCACACGCTTGAATACATTCTCGGCTATGCCGACGAACTGGATATTGCCGTATAAAGGAGGGATGAGCAAATGGCAAGAAAAAGCAGAAAACAAATTGCAGTCGAAGAGCCGGTTATCGAACCTGTTTCTTCCGAGGTCTTCTCAACAGCCATCTATGCCCGTCTTTCCGTTGAAAACAGCGGCAAGTCCGAAAAGGTGGATGTCATCGCAAATCAGATTGAGATTTGCAAGTCCTACATTGCAGAGCGTCCCTACCTGAATCTGATAGATACCTATGTGGACAACGGACGAACAGGAACGGTTTTTGATAGACCGGAGTTCAACCGTCTGATGAACGACATCCGCACCGGCAGGATCAAGTGCCTTGTAGTTCGTGATCTCAGCCGGTTCGGGCGTGACTACATCGAGGCTGGAACCTATCTGGAACGGGTCTTTCCGCAGATCGGGCTTCGGTTTATCGCTATCAAAGAGAACTACGACAACTTTGATACGGACGGCTCCGGCGAAAGCCTCATCATCCCTCTGCAAAACATGATCAACACCCTTTACTCGAAGGACATCTCCCGCAAGGTTTCTACTGCGCTCAAAGCACAGATGGAAAGTGGAGAGTTCAAGAAGCGCAATCTCCCGTATGGTTATCGCTGGGATGAAGAACACAGCAATATGGTTTTCGATGAAGAAACCGCACCGATTGTCCGGAAGATTTTCCAATGGAAAATTGAAGGATTGTCCCTTCCTGCGATTGCAGACCGGCTTGATGCAATGAACGCGCCCAATCCGGAGTTTCAGAAGTATCAGGTCGGCGTCCGCACAGGCAATGCTACGGCAAAGAAGATTTGGAACAAGTCTTCACTCACTACCATTCTGGATAATCCCCATTACGTCGGAGATACCGTTCTCGGACGGACGCTGAACGCCATCTACAAGGGCGTCAAGAATCAGCATATCGACCGCGAGGAATGGATTGTTTTTCCCAATACTCACGAGGCGATTATTTCCCGTGAGGACTTCCAAAAGGTACAAGAGCTGCGCGACGCTGCTGCAAGGACAAGGATTGAGAAGATGGAGCGCACGGAGAAAATCCGTGCTACACTGATCAATCTCTTTGAAGACAAAATCGTCTGCGCAGACTGCGGCAGGAAGCTCTATTTCCATCGCAAGCGCGTTGACAAGCGCAAGGACGGCGCATGGTACGCCTTCTATGAGTGCAGTTCATCCGTCAAGCGCGGCAATCTCTGTACGCCACACTATACGCGGCAGGACAAACTCGAAGCCGATGTGCTTGCGGCGATCCAGCTTCAAGTCAAGGCGGCTCTCAATTACGACAAGCTGCTTGCCAAGCTGAGAAACAGCGAAGGCGAACGCAGCATCCGCGATCAGCAGAATGCGCTCATCACAAGCCTGAATCTGAAACTCAGCGGCGTCTCCAAGAAACGCACCCGGCTCTACGAGGACTTCACGGAAGGCATTCTCGATGAAGAGGAATACGCCTTTGCCAAGAAAGCCTACGATGAGCAGTATGCCGACCTTTCACGGCGGTTGGATGAAGCGGTTCAGCGGAAGGTAAAGTTTGCCGAGGCAATGTCCGAGGACAATAAGTGGCTCACGCTGATGAAATCCGTCAGCGGTGCAACGATGCTCTCTCATGAGTTGGTTGACGAGTCCGTAGAGCTTGTGAAAGTCCATGAGGACGGCTCAATCGAGCTGGTCATGAAATACGGCGATATTTACGCTCTGACCGTTCAGAGCATCAAGGAAGTACAGGAGGCGATGTAAATGAGCAAGGAATACAACATCGGCATCTACATCCGCCTCTCAATGGCTGATGAAGATACCGGCTATGGCAGCAAGGCGGAAAGTGACAGCATCGGCAACCAACGTATGCTCATCAATCGCTTTCTTGACAATCATCCGGAGCTGTCTCACTGTCAGCGGTCTGAGTTTGCGGATGACGGTTATACCGGCACGAACTTTCACCGTCCTCAGTTCACGCAGATGATGGAGAAGGTCAAGCGCGGCGAGATTAACCTGATCTGCGTCAAAGACTTTTCCCGCTTTTCTCGTGACTACATTGAAACGGGAAACTATCTGGAATGCACTTTTCCATTCATGGGCGTCCGCTTTATTTCCATCAACGACGGCTATGACAGTGACGATTACAAAGGCACAACGGGCGGTCTGGAAGTGGTTATGCGCAGCATCATCTACGCCGCATACAGCAAAGACCTTTCCGTAAAGACCACATCGGCAAAAATCCAGATGATGAAGCAGGGCAAGTATGTCGGTGGCTACGCCCCATACGGCTACGTCCTGCATCCCACCATTCGGAACAAACTTGCCGTAGACCCGGAGGCGGCTGATGTGATCCGTCGTATTTTCCGCGAGGCGCTGGAAGGCAGCAACACCTCTCAGATCGCCCGCAGCCTGAATGATGACGGCATCCCGACGCCGGGGCAATACTTCAAGAGCAAGCATCCCGACAAGAAGAAGTTCAGTAACATGAGCGAGAAAATCAGTTGGGAAACCGTGATGGTCTATAACATCCTCAAAAACCTTGTTTACACCGGAACACTGGTCAGCCGCAAAATGAAGTCCTGCGGTGTCGGCTCAAAAAAGCGTGTTGTCAATGAGCCGATTATCGTAGAAGGTACGCATGAAGCGATTATCAGCAAGGAAGACTTTGAGCTTGCTCAGAAGGTCATTCGAGGCGGAGGACGGAATCCCACGCGCAAGCAGCATGACTATCCGCTCAAGGGACTCGTCCGCTGCGGTAACTGTAAACGTGCTATGACACGCCGAAAGAACAAGGCTGGCATTCGATACTTCCAGTGCATTCACTCGGTCAACAACGGAAACACAGACTGTCCGGTTGGCAGGAGCTTTCCGGAAATGGATATTGAGAAGGTTGTCTTCCATGCCCTTACTCAGTTTCTTGCTTTGGCACAGAAGGAAGCAATACAGAACCGCGAAGTCGGTGATCTGCGGAAATCTGCCATCAAGGAATGTGCTGATAAAATCCGCACTCTGCAAAAGCAGAACGAGCAGCACAAGGCGTCCAAGCTGAGGCTCTACGAGAAGTATGCAGCCGGAAGCATCACGAAGGAGGCGTACATTCAGCAGAAGGCGGCAGCGGATGTGAAGATTGCTGAAAACGATGGAGTAATCCAGCGCAGTCACGAACGGATGAAGGAGTTTGACTCCGAGACCGCCTGTTCAGATGAAAAGCTGGATGCGGTCTGCGAACAGTACGCCGACTGCAAAGCTCTGACCTATGAGCTGACCCACCCATTCATTTCTGCGGTCTACATTTACGATCTTGACAACATAGAAATCGTCTGGAAGTTCAAGGACTTCCTCACTACATCAGAAGGAGAAGCCAAATGAAAGTATTTCTTTATATCCGCGTTGCCTGTGCGGATCAGCTTGCGGCAGCAGACCAGCGGGAAGAGCTGGAACGCTATGCGAAGGACAAAGGCTATGAGGTGGCTGCTGCTGTGGCGGCAGACGGCATCTCCGGCGTCCATACGGAAGGTATCATGAACTTCCTGCTGAACGAAGCCAAGCGTCAGGACATCGGTACGATCCTCACCCGCGACACCTCGCGAATCAGCCGGGACACTTCCTCTTTCATGAGGTTTGAGCGAAAGTTTCGGGAGAACGGCATTCGGTTCGAATATCTGTCCAAGCCTGACAACGAGCTTCCGGTCACTCCGATGATGGAGGCATTTGCGGCGGCGTATAAGAAGCGTCGCACAAAGAACGGCACAAGAGCATAGAGAAAACGCAAGCCGTTCACGGGTGGTTGTCCACCTATGAACGGCTTGTAAATTCTCAAAATTTTTTTAGTCCCTACTTGACACAAGAAGACCTGTCCCGCCTGGGCCGTCACCGGACGCAGACCGCACTCTTTATCGACTATCTCCGTGAACATGATGTGCGGGTCCTGTCCGCAACGGAAAATATCGACACTTTTAATGAGAACGATGATCTCATCATCGGCTTCAAGGGGCTGGTCAACGACTTCTATGCCCGCGATGGCAGCCGTCGTGTGCGGACCGGTTACCGGCAAAAGCAAAAGGAAGGTATTGTGACCATCCCACCCTTCGGCTATTTCAAGGATAAGAACACAAAAAAGGTCGTTGTCGTAGAAGACGCCGCCGAAACGGTTCGACTGATCTTCTCCGCCTATGTCGGCGGCAGCGGCATGAAAGCCATCGCCCGCACACTGAATGAGCAGAGAAAAAAAACGCCGGCACTTATGCAGGCGGAACTGCTAAATAAGCGCCTGCCCAACACCCAGGATGGCATCCTCAAAAAATACCTGTGGGACGCAACGATGGTGGCAAGAATCTTGAAAGATGAAAGCTACATCGGCACCCTAATCTGCCACAAAAGCGAGCGCAATAAAATCAATAAGACCTTCCGCTTTACAGACCTGGAGGAGCAGTTCCGGCATGAAAATTATCTGCCAATAATTGTGACTCGTGAGATATGGGAGCAGGCGCAGGCGCTCCTTGCAGAGCGCAAAGAGAAAAATGTCCGTGCGGGCACCAACCGGGGCATCCTCCGGTACGGTGGATTACTCCGCTGCAAGGATTGTGGCCGAACCTTTATCGGGAAACATATCAAGCTGAAAAGCGGGGAACGGGTAGCCTATGTCTGCGACACCTACCATCGGTATGGCAAAGAACACTGCTCCTCTCACATGGTGGACGAGGAAACATTGGACAGATTGATCGGCGCGGAGATCCTGCGAACAAAGAAAATGTATGAGGAAAACTGGTCGCGGATGGAATGGCTCATTGAGAGATGGACGCCGAAAGCTTCCACGGCCAGCGCCAAAATAAGTAAACTGCAAGAGCACATTCTCTTACTGGAGGAGGAAGTGGAGGTGATCCTGATGGAACGCATTCGGGATAAGGTCAACGCGGAACGCTACGACCGCATGATCGCCAAGCGCGAGGAGCAGATCACGGAGGCCAAGAAGCAAATCGAAGATCTGCAAAACATCTCAGAAATGCTCCGCAGCCGACAGGCCAAGCTGAAGCGGGACATCAGCCTGATCGACGATATCCTGCGAGAGGGCAAAATGTCAGAAGCACATCTGAGGATGCTGGTAGAGAAGATACTCGTTCATGAGGAGGATGGCAGGCTGGATTTGGAGATCCGGCTGAAAGCGCCCTTCCGTGACCATCTGGACGTCTTCGAAAACGGAGCGCAGACAGATTGCATCCCCTCAATGGATTTTGACTATGACCGGCTGGGTGCGGCGATCTACGGCGATTATTATGCGGGGTAGGTGATAACAGGTGCGGGTATGGCTCTATGCGCGGCTTTCTAACGATGATGACCGTGAGATGAACTCCCTGCTAAATCAGCGGGAAATCTGCCAGGCGTTTGCCGAGCAGCACGGGTACGCCATCGTAGGACAGTCCTTCGATGACAACATAAGCGGCATGAGTTTTGACCGCCGTGGGCTGGACGAGCTCGCGGCAGCTGTGGACGCTGATAAAATTGACGCTGTCATCGTGAAAGATTTATCCCGGCTTGGCCGCCATAGGACCCAGACCGCATTGTTCATTGACTACCTGCGGGAACACCAGGTGCGAGTGATCTCTGCCACGGAGGGCGTTGATACATTCCGCGACGAAGATGACTTGATCATCGGCGTCCGCGGCCTGATGAACGATTACTATGCAAAGGATATTGGCAAAAAGATCCGGGCGGGATACCGCCAGAAGCAGAAAGACGGCATCGTGATCACGCCGCCCTTCGGCTACTGGAAAGACAGAAACACGGGGCAGATCAGGATAGACGCAGAGGCGGCAGTCACGGTGCAGCTCATCTATTCTCTGTACTTGCAGGGGTGTGGGCAGAAAGAAATTGCCCGGCGGCTCAACGCTGTGGGGCGAAAAACACCGGCGCAGCTCTGGGCTGAACGGTGCGGCAGAGAAGTCCGGCATACGCACAAAACCCGTGATGGGCAGTTCCTATGGACATATACCAGCGTGAAAAACATTCTGATGGAAGAAGCGTACACCGGCGTGCTGAACAACCACCGCAGAGAATACAACAACGGTAAGACCAAGCATATAGACAAAGCCGACTGGTATCATCATGAGGGATTCTTTCCTGTGATCATCGGAAAACAGGAATGGGAGCAGGTACAACGCTTGCTCAAGCGGCAGGCACGGCCCGCAAACGGCAATCAGGCCAAACACCGCTATGCGGGGCTGCTGACCTGCCGTGAATGTGGGAATGCGTTCATTCCTATGATTCGCTGCTGGAACGGCAAGAGCCGTGTGGAATATGTGTGCCGTGGGTATCATCGGAATGGAAAAACCTATTGCGCCTCCCACCGTATTCATGAGGAGGTACTGGATGCTGCGGTGCAGGAGTATACCGAAACTGTGCGAGAGCAGTGTGCCGTGGAACTAAAGAAGCTGGCACAGCTGCAAAAAATGTGGGCGTTGAGGAAACCGATCCTCGACGCCCACATTTTGTCGTTGCAGGGGAAAGTTCAAGTACTGGAACAAGAGATTGATGAGATAGTGATGGAGAAGATTATACATCAAACCTAATCTGAGTTACTTTACAACTCTTGACTTTCCGCTCGGTAATTCTATCCTCAGGTCCTACTTCGCCAAAAAGTAGCGGAGATTCCGGATTGTGCTTATTGGAGTTCGTGAATACTGTTTTTTCGCTATAATTTGCGTAACAATACTTGCAACCATTTCGACATGTGTTATACGCTCCAATATCAAGACTCTCAATACATCCGCACTCGAGGCGTTGGTTCTTATCTTTTCCCACTTCAAGAGGGCAGTTGAGCAACCTGCTTAGTAAACGATCATCTATACAGCGAGCATGCTCAATTCCGTATTCCTGCAACTCAATTCCCTCGGCGCAAGTATCAATTTGGAGGCCGTAGCTATGAGCGATTGCAGCGAGTTCTTTTGCAAGACTTCTTTGGACTTTTTGTGGGAAATCATGCAAAGCCAAGCCGGAGACATTTCTTGATGTATTGCGATAAAAATCTATAAAACTAATCGTGCATTTTTTTGTATATGGGCTTAGTTCTTTTGCGATTTTTTCAAAATATCGGATGTGATACTCTGGAGTGTATGTATCGTTCAATAAAATGGGGTCATATCGCCAAATGACGCGATTAGGCCCAATCAAGTCCGATAATTTTTTGAATGCGGGAATGACATGGCTCTGCTTACTTGGGATGTGTGTTTCGACGTCCTGTGCATATGAATTAAGCGTAAACTGGAAGTAGTACATATAGTCTCGGAGCATATCCAGTTTTTCAAGCATGGGAATGGGATTTTTGGTCCAGAATACAATGCCATCTACTACATCGGGATTTAGAGGAATTTTGCTTATTTGGTGTGCGTTCATAGGATTACGAACCAGTACATATCCCTCCTTAAGTCGGTTAAAAAACCATTTCGAATAATATGTTGGAATATCGGTTCGACGACTGGCACTTATAATCACAAATCACACCTCTTTTCTAAACTCAAAAATTTGCCATTGAGCTTGTTGACAAGTAAGAATTGGCCACCATCCAAGCCTGTGTTCGCAATCACCTTCACAGTGCTCACCATCATAGCCAATACAGCATGTATGCAAGTCTTCTGTCAAAAACTTGACAGTATCCCAAGGATGGCGAAACTCATTATCTACTTCTCTGATTTTCTTTCCACGCCATTCATCTGCAAAGTGATAGTAGCTGTTCGGATCGTCATTTGAGCTAAAACCATTTCCAAGCATAGCATTAAAAAGTGCTCTTGTGCGGTTCACATCTCGTTCCAGACTGCCCAAATCAGTTCGCAAAGAAAACAGGAAGAAAACAGTGTTCCCGGCAGGCATTTTTTCGCCAAAAATCTGTCCAATGCGTCGCATCACACTGGCGGGGAACTCGCTTATAGACTTTGGGAAAATGTACACATCGGCAGAAAGTGTTTTAGCTTTGAAGAGACAGTCAATTGCATCATGACATATAAACTTCATGTCGTCTTGATCCCGTGCACTTATCTGATATGCCCAATCGATTGTATCAATTCCCCGATATCGAATTCTGCACGACTCTGGTACAACATTAGCGAGTGCCCAGTAGTCAAGCATGCTTCCACACCCAATGGAGGTAACTGCTATGCTTGAGCCAAAATCCGCACGGTGGAGCAGTTCTTCATACATGCGCTTATACTCAAAAGAATATGCATATGCATAGCGAAGTAAATATAATTGTTGAATGTGAAGACTTGAATAATCAGGGATTCTGCCGGCATCATAATGAACGCTTTTTAAATCGCACAGCTTTACACCAGAGCGAGCGTAAGATTCAAAGTCGATCAAGATGTTATCCAAGTAATCATTAATCGAAAGCATTTTACGCACCCCTCTTCGCTATAATCTTTGTTTCAGAAATGCCAAAAGCTGCATTTTCCAAAACGAAAATGCAGCTTGTAATTTGGTGCGGGCATGGGGACTCGAACCCCAACAGATTACTCCACGAGAACCTAAATCTCGCATGTCTACCAATTCCATCATGCCCGCATATGAGCTGTATTTCCACATCAGCTGTTTTTAGTGTATCATGTTATGTGATTATATGCCAGAAAAATCTTCACTGAGGTGACATCACCTAAATCCATCGAGTCTACCAATTCCACCACGCCCGCATACAGTGATCAGTATAGCACACCCGCCGCCGTTACTCAAGCAAAAATCCCCGCCGCCGCAGAAAAGCCATCCATTATCATTAAACGCACAGAGACTCAAACGAGTCGGCTGTGCGTTTTTTCTTTACTACAACCCCATAGGACGGAGGTGAGACTGACGGGAAAGTACCGCTACCTGACCTTCGAGGACAGGAAGAAGATCGAGGCGTGGCATCTGCTCGGAGATCGGCCGGTCGATATTGCGGCCCGCCTGAGCGTTCACCACACCACGATCTACAAGGAACTCCAGCGAGGCGCGACCGGCGCGCTGGACGCCAACCAGCGCGAAGGGTACAGCGCAGAGCTCGCCGAGAGGCGGCTGCACGAGAGCTTCAAGCGCAGAGGTAAACGAGCACCGGCCGCACAGTAGCCAAGAACACCCGGCAGCGCCGGGCCGAAGAAAGGAGAGCCCAACATGAAAACGATCACACGACCCCGACGCTGAAAATGGACGAGCTGCGCACTCCCTCCGCGCTGCTCTCTGAAGCGATCCGGCGGTCGTGTTTCTGCTTTTCAGGGACTCGACACCACCAAGATCCCCGGCTCCGGCCGGGCCAAAACGAAAGGAGACCACCATGACACAGAAAGAGCTCGAGCAGAAGGTCATCGACGCCGAGGGCCGCGTGGCGAAGCGCGAGGCCGTACTCAAGAAGCACAACAGCCAGCTCGCCAAAATGATTGAAAAAGGTGCAGACCGCTTCGACATCAACATCAAGCGCGAGGACATCAAGAGCGCGACCTCCAAGCTGGCCGAGGCCCGCGAGACCCTCGCAAACTGGCAGGATAAGCTCAACACCCGGATCAACCGCGACGCCTACCTCGAGGCAAACACCCCGGAGATCCTGAAGGACTTCCTCGAAAGCTGGAAACGGCACGCGATCGGCTACTACCAAGAGAAGCGGATCCGCTTCATCGAGTACCGCGAGGGCCTGAAGGCCAAGGAACGGGCCGCACGGCTGGAAGCGCTTCAGACGCTCCCCTCTCTCGAGAAGTACCGCGAGCTCTACAAGGGCCGCGAGCTGACCGACTACGACCTCGCAAACCTCTGGCCGCGCCGCGACGTCGACGCCTTCCTGAGTGAGCGCGGGCTGGAATATCACCAGATCCAGAAGAAGCTCCGCGAAGCGGGCGACCAGATCACGCTCAGGCTGCTGGAGATCCACAACGAGGACGAGCGCGAGGCGTGGCTTGAAAAGACGATGGAAGAAGAAAAGCGGGCCAAGCTGCTCGACCTGATCGGCCGCATTATGAGCACGGTCGGAACCATCACCGACGCCGCAGCGCTCTACATAGGCCCCGAGGGCGACATCAACGGCATCATCGTCGGCACGGAGGGCAAGGCAAAGATCCAGACCATCGGAGCCGGCGGCTATAACATCCAGTGTTTCCACTTCAGGACGCTGATCCACGAGATAAAGTGAGGTGACGAGCATGAATATCAAAGCCATCCGGCAGCTCGCCGACGTCACGCTGGACAAGTACCGCAGCTCGATCCCCCGCAAAGCCTTCGAGGAGTTTGTGAAGGACATCATCACCGGCGAGAACCGCGCGACCGCCTTCAGATACGAGGCGAGCCCCATCTGCCGGGCCTCGTTCCCGTCCACGCTGGACGAGGACGGCGCCCGCTGCACCGTGGAGGTCACGGTCTACCGGCTGAACGCCGTGGCCACCACAGCCTTCCTGCTGGACGGGCCAGAGACGTTGCTGCGGCACATCGGGCTCGACGAGCGGGACACATACACCACCAAGCACGAGATCGACGACCTCGTCACCGTCGTGCACATCACCAGAGAGGAGGCACCAACATGGCAGCACTGAAAGACATCGCCCGAGACTTCGCCGCGGAGATCCGCGACGGCATCGGCTGGACAATCGTGTATCGCACCGGCCGCTCGTGGAACGCCATGACGATCTGGAGCGACATCTGGAACGGCGAGTGGGAGACCGACGATCTCAACGACGCCATCGGGATCCTGAAGGCAGACCCGGACGCCGTCATCGTCAACGGCTACTACTGCGGCCACTTCGGTGAGGACATGACCATCGACGAGATCGCCGCCGGGATCCGCTGGCACTACGAAGGCGGCCACAACCGCCTCGCGGACTATTGCGAAGTCACGCAAGGCCGGGACGCCCTCGAAGAGGGCCGCAAGGCTGCCGAAGCTGCCGGCCTCCCGTTCTGCGAGCGTCTGGCTGACGGCGGCGATGACGAGCTGAGCCCCTACGTCTACGACGGCAGCATGGCGCTCGCCGATCACGAGAAGATGCAGCAGGCCCGCGAAGCCTTCGAGAGACTGGCCGACGCGCTGCGGGAAATCGCCGCCAAGCTGGCCGAAGCCATGAAGCCGGTCATCAACGCCGTGCTCTCTGCCTTCAAAAAGTTCTGGAAGGTATCGGTCAGGGCCATCGGAGTGCCGCCGAAGTGGCTGCACCTCGCGGCCCACGCAAAGAAAGCCAGAACCCGGAAGAAGTACCGCAACCGCATCCGGCGCTACGTTTTCGAGGCTCTGGCTGCGGAAGGAGGTGGAGGCCCATGACAGCCAAGTGCGTCGGCTGCGGGCTCGACTGGAACGTCAGCATCTACCAGAAGATCCCCCGCACCGGCTACATCTGCCCGCACTGTGAGAGCCGGCTCCGCGCCGGCGAGACCCTACCGAACATTCAGGCCAGCCAGAAGGCTCGGCCGCAGAGAACGAAAGGAGCAACCCCATGAAAAAGATCGCACTCAAGAACGCCGCCCGCGGCACGGCCTTCGGCTATGCCGGCCAGAGCTGGATCCTGCTGGAGAATGATGACGGCCGCGCCCTCTGCCTGAGCAAGGACATCATCGAGACCCGAGCCTTTGACGAGGGCAACTGCAACAACTTCGCCGTCGCCAGCAGCAAGGAATACCTCAACGGCGCCTACCTCGACAACCTGCTCGAGGACGTGAACGGTCCCAACGCCTTCCTGACCACGGAGCTCGACCTGACCACCGACGACGGCCTGAAGGACTACGGCACCTGCACCGTCACCATCTTCCTGCTGACGGTCGACCAGTACCGGCGCAACCGCGACGTCATCCCCAACGCAGACGACTGGTGGTGGCTCTCCACCGCCTTCAGCACGAAGTCTAACGGCTACGAGTCACTCGCCCGCGACGTTATCACCGATGGCACTCTGAGCTGGAACGGCGCTTACAACGGCAGCCGCGGCCTGCGCCCCGCTTGTTATCTGGACTCCGATCTCCTGATCTCCATCGAGGACGACGAAGCCACCGACGACGTCACGCCGGAGCACGCCGGCGAGATCATCGCAGCGCTGGCCGAGCAGTTCGGCGGCACCTTCGCCACAGAGGATCAACTGACCACAGCCCTCTCGTTTATGCTCGGCACCCTGAGAGCTACCCGCGAGAAGGAGGCCCGGCATGAGTAACCTCTCCACCCTGTTCGACCGCTACAAGGCCCTCGTCGTGTTTGATACCGAGACCAGCGGCCTCGACTTCGACAGCGACCAGATCATCGAGCTCGCCGCCCTGCGCGTGGAGCGCACGGCCACCGGCGGCCTACGAATCGCCGGCAAGATGGACACCTTCATCAAGCTGCCCGAGGACGAGACCCTCCCGGAGAACATCGTCAGCCTGACCGGCATCACCGACGAGCGGCTCCAGACCGAGGGCGTGCAGCCGGTCAAGGCAGCCGGCCAGATCACCAAGCTCATGCAGAACGGCCCGACCCTGATGATCGCCCACAATGCACAGTTTGACGCCTGTTTTCTCCGTGGCCTGCTCCGTGGCCAGAAGGTCGGCCGGATCGACTGGCTGGACAGCCTGACGGTCTACAAAGACCGCAGGGCCTACCCGCACAAGCTCGCCAACGCGATCATCGCCTACGACCTCACCGGCAAGGTGTAGAACAGCCATCGCGCCATCGACGACGTGCTGGCCCTGTTCGAGGTGCTGAAGGCGATGGACGACGAGCGCGAGGATCTCGGCAGCTACGTCAACCTGTTTGGCTACAACCCCAAGTACGGCGTCAGCGGCCGCCGGATCGTGGGCGTCAGATATGAGCCGCAGAGCTTCAGCAAGGGCCTGACTCGCCCGGAGCAGACACTCCCGGCCCGCGTGGCGCGGAGGTGACAGCATGAGCCCGGAGATCACGATCACGAGCGAGGAGCTGCGCGAGCGCGTCGAGGATCGCCTCGACCGCTGGATCCCTGACGACGTCTGGAACCGTGCCGAGCCCTACGCCCGCCACAAAAACGAAGTAAACCGGCAGCGGCACCCCGAGATCGACTACTACGACAACGACTACCTTGTGCTGCTGACCGCTGACACCGTCCGAGAGACCGAGTTCAGCGACCTCACTCACGCCCTCTGTGATCTGACCGTCGCACGGGCTCAGTGAAAGGAGAAACCAATGGAAACCACAAAAGAAAGGGCCGCCCGTTGCGACCGGGCGACCCATGCGAGAAGATCCAGCAGCCTGCCAGCATACGGATCCCGCACCGCAAGTATAACACGCCGGCGCCGCCGTGCCAAGAGGAAAGCCCTGAGAGCTGCCACGCTGGCCGCTGCCGTCCTTCTGCTGGGCGGCATCTCTGTGGCAATCTTCACCACCCCGACCGGCAGCAAGCAGGAGACCAACATCCTGCCGCCGACCACCACCGTCGGCACATACATCCCGGACACCTCCGCACCGGCCGCTGAGACCGTGGAGCCGACCGAGCCCGCCGTGCGCTACCCTCTGACCGACGCCGAGCGCGACGTCGTCGAGCGCGTGGTCATGGCCGAGGCCGGCGGGGAGTCCTTCGAGGGCCAGATGCTCGTCGCTCAGTGCATCCTCAACGCAGCCGAGAAGCGCGGCGTCGACCCCTCTGAGGCCGTCGTCCTTTACAGCTACACCAAGAGCCGGCCGGATCCCACACAGCGCGTCAAGGACGCCGTCGCGGCCGTGTTCGACCGAGGCGAGACCGTCGTGGACGAGCCGATCCTCTACTTCTACAACCCCGCCCTCGTGACCAGCGACTTCCACGAGAGTCAGATCTTCGTCATCGAGGAAGGCGGGCACCGTTTCTTCGCAGAAAGGAGTACCAGATGAAACACCTCACCGAAATGAAGCCGGGCGAGACCCTGCGCCTCCGCAGCGGCCGCGACCTCGAGCTCGAGAGCGTCACCCCTGTCACCTGCGGCGTGATGCTCACCTTCAACGTCACCGAAAGAAAGGAGCACAACAATGAGCGATAAGACCACCGCGGCCCTCGCTGCCGAGCAGGCAGACACAGAGGCCACCACCACGCAGGAGGCCGAGCTGCTGCCTGCTGCCACGCTGGACGAGCTGGAGCAGGTCGACCTCGGCACCGTCGCAGAGGGCGAGCGCGCCCCGTTCCGCATCACCGACGACCGCTGTGCCGACTGGGCCATCCGCAAGATCGCCGACGAGCGCAGTGAGTACGACCGTCTGAAGGCTCTGGCCGACGAGCAGATCGCGGCCATCAACGAGAAAGTCGCCGCCGCCCGCAAGCGCATGGAGAACGGCACCTCGTACCTCACGAGCTGTCTGGCCGACTTCTTCGCCACCGTACCCCACAAGGAGACCAAGACGACGGAGAAGTACAGACTCCTCTCTGGCACCTTGACCTTCAAGAAGGGCACCACAAAGACCAAACTCGACGAGGGAAAACTGGTGCCGTGGCTCAAGGCCAACGGCTACGACAACCTCGTGAAGGTCGAGGAGTCTACCCGCTGGGCCGATCTGAAGAAGCTGCTCAGCTACACCGGCGACATCGCAACCCTGACCGAGACCGGCGAGATCGTGGAGGGCGTCACCGTCTATGAGACGCCGGGCATCTTCACGGTCGACGTGTAAGGAGGCACCAACATGGCAGAAACCAAGAAAACCGAGGCGGCCGCTGCTGCGGCCCCTCCTGAAGCCGCCTGCCTGACGCTCCGGCAGAAGCTCGTCGAAATGCGGAAAGCCTGCCCGGAGATCGTCAAGAAGCAGCACAGCGACGGCGTCAGCTACAAGTACGCCAAGATCTACGACGTGTGGGAGAAGATCACCCCCATAATGAACGAGCTCGGCGTCGACTTCGACGTCATCAGCGAGCAGGCCACGCGCCACGCCGAGAACGGCGACCCGGTCTACTGGATCACCATGCAGACCAAGACACGCAACGGCGACAAGCTCATGTTCCTCTACGAGGCCGACCTGACGATCCGCTGGCTGAACCTCGACAACGACGACGAGACCATCGAGGCCACCGTCCACGCCGTCGGCTGGAACGATGACCCCGCCAAGGCCAAGGGCGCGGCCCACACCTACGCCCTGAAATACTACCTTTTCGAGAAGTTCACCGTCGACCAAGGCGAGGACGACCCTGACAACAGTGACTTCGGCGCGCAGGGCAAAGGATCCGGCGCTGGAGGCCGCCAGCAGGCCACACAGGGCCGTCAGGGGCAGGGCTCCGGCCGTCTGAGCGACGCGCAGCTCGCGCGCCTCTACAAGAAGGCAGAGGCCGCAGGAATGACCAAGGAGCGCACCAACGCCCGGATCGTGGAGAAGTACAAAAAGCAGGATCCGGCCACCCTGACCCGCCAAGAGTACGACGAGATCTGCACGTCCCTCGACAATGCGGCCGCACAGCATAACCAGCAAGGAGGAAACGCCTAATGTATAACCACACCGGCCTCCAAGGCCGCCTAACCGCCGACCCTGAGCTCAGGTACACGCAGCAGGGCACGGCGATCACCAGCTTCACCCTCGCCAGCGACACCGGCCGCAAGACCAAGGACGGCAAGAAGATCACCAACTTCATCGAGTGCGTCGCATGGCGCGCACAGGCCGAGTTCGTCTGCAAGTACCTGAGCAAGGGCCGCCTTGTCCTCGTCGAGGGCGAGCTCACGAGCCGCAGCTACGAGGACAAGGACGGAAACCGCCGCAAAGCCGTCGAGATCACGGTCGACTCCGTCCACTTCTGCGACAGCAAGAAGGACGGCGGCCAGAGCTCTGGCAGCGACTTCGCCGATCCGGGCTACTCTGAGGGCTCCGGCGACTTCACGGAGATCGAGGACAATGGCGACCTTCCATTTTAACCTGACCGCCGGACGACCGGCAGACGACCAAAAGCAGGCCACAAACAAACGACCACAGAAAGGAGGTGACGACCGTGGCATGGCTGCAAGTGCATCAGACACTCAAGGATCACCGCAAACTGTTCGACGCTGCTGACCAGCTCGAAGTCGAGCCGCCGCACATGATGGGGCTGCTCGTCTCGTTCTGGCTGTGGGCCCTCGACAACGCCCCGACCGGCAGCCTCGTCGACATCACGCCGCGCATGATCTCGCGGGCTGCTCAGTGGGACGGAGACCCCGAAAAGCTGGCGAAAACGCTGATCCGGGCGGGCTGGATCGACGAAAAAGAGGACGGGACGCTCGAGATCCACGACTGGTACGAGTACGCCGGCAAGCTGATCGACCAGCGGCAAGCCGAGAAAGAGCGCTCCCGCAGTCGCCGGGCCGCTGCTGCGGCGTCTGCCGACGCATCGCCGGACGACCCAACGCCGACCGCCGGACGACCTGCAAACAGCCGCAAGAAAGCCGGAGGCAGAGTAGACCAGAGTAGAGAAGATAAGACAAGAGAAGGTAATACACCCCCTTCCCCCTCTGACGAGGGGAGTGACAGCGGCACGAAGTCGCTCGTCGAGGCCAGATTTCTCGAGTTCTGGAAAGCCTACCCGAAAAAGACCGGCAAGCAATACGCTCTGAAGGCGTGGAACAAGATCAAGCCCACCGCTGAGCTCCACGAGAGGATCATGCAGGCGGTCGACGCTCAGAAGCGGAGCGACCAGTGGCGCCGGGAGAACGGGCGCTACATACCGAACCCGAGCACATGGCTCAACGGCGGCTACTGGGACAATGAGGAGGTGAACGAAGGTGCAGAAAATCAGCGAGATCCTGAACAGCCCGACAGCTCCGGCCGAGACTGGGGCAAGGGCTTCAAGCCGGCCGACGACGAGTGACGCCGGTAACTGGATCTGGAGCAACGACGAGCGCCTCGCCGGCCGTCCCGGAGTACCTAAGCCCGTCCCCTGCGAGTTCTGCGGCGCCCTGCGCTACCACAAGGGCATCCAGCTCGGCAACCGCATCCTCTGGCCTCCCTACGGAGCCGAGCGATGCACCTGCCCCGAGGCCGTGGCTGCCTATGAGAAGGCGAAGGCAGAGCGCGAAGCTGCTGAGGCCGCAGCCGCCAAGGCTGAGGAGGAGAAGAAAATGCGGGATCGCATCAAGCGCATCGTCGGCGAGTCAGGCATGGGCGACCGTTTCCTGCGGCGCACCTTCTCGACATTCCAGCTCACCGACGACAACAAGCGAGCAGCGGCAGCCGCCCGGCGCTATGCCGAAGGCTTCGACGCCATGCTGCCGCAGTCCGGCCGTCAGGAACCCGGCCGCAACGGCTTGTTTATCGCGGGCCCGCCGGGCACCGGCAAGACCCACCTCGCCGCTGCCATCGCCAACCACCTGATCGCGCAAGGCAAGCCGGTCATCTGCATGACGATGATCGACCTGCTGGAGCGCATCAAGCGCACCTACTCCACGACCGGCGGCAGCGAGAGCGACGTGCTGAAGATCTACAAGACCGTCCCGCTCCTCGTGATCGACGACATCGGCAAGGAGCCGCCGACCGAGTGGGCGATCTCCACGGTCTACAACATCATCAACGGCCGCTATGAGGCATACCTACCGACAATAGTGACCACCAACTACGACACCGAGGCCCTGATCGACCGCATGACGCCGCGGGAAAGCCACGACAGCATGACGGCCCGGGCCACCATCGACCGGCTCATGGAAATGTGCAGGGGCATCACCCTCACCGGCCAGAGCTGGCGCTCACGATAGGAGGAACAACATGAAAAAGGTTTACATCTGCTCCCCGTGCCGCGGGGACTACGAGAACAACATCCAGCGCGCCAAGGAGTACAGCCGCGCGGCTGTGGAGAAGGG